GTGATTTTACGAAAATATAATATTTAATATTCCTAAATATTATATGATATACACTATTTTGAACGGGATGCTACTTTTGCCTACCTTTGGAATTTATCAGGGTTATTTATCTAGGCGTATGATGGAAGCACACAATTTGAAACTTAAACAACGACAAGATGCATATTTAAAGGGGGTTGGTTGTTATTAGCGATGAATAATCTTAATTTTATTTAATATGTTAGATGAACTTTTAATTTTTCTTATCTGAGTTTCTAATTTTTTAATTTTTATAATTTGATTAATTAATTCTGGATTTTGTTGTTGTTTTCCCATAAAATCAGCGCGTAAAGTAAAATCATCATATCTTAAATTTTTATATTTAAAATCTAATAGTATAAATGCAAGTGTTAAGTTAATTCGATCTACATAACCTTTTATATAGTAATCTAATTCAAAAAAATCATAACCTATGCTATAGCCATCCTGTATTTTATTTTCTACGTAGTGCTTTTGCTCTTCGGTAATTAAATATTTTTTTGCTGGAATATATAAATAAGGTATAAATTCCATTAAAAAAATTATAGCTTTAATCTGTTTTTCATCAATTTTTAAACTTATAGAATTAGATTCCAAAATCTTTTGGATTTTAATTAATAATAAAGTTTCTGTAGTATTAAGAATCTCAATTTCGCTCATATTAATATAATGATATAATTACTTTGTAACCTTTAATACTTTTATAGAACAAATTATATAAAGATATAGGGAGTTCTGGTAGTTAATTTTGGAGAAATGGTTATTAAAAGGGGTAGTAAGACTTGAGGTAAGAGGTAAGAGGTAAGACTTGTTGTATGGTCCAATAGAATTATATAGGAAAAACCAAACTACCAAACTGACAAACTACCAACTGGTAGATAATCGGATAGGTAGTCCCTATTTCTATGAAAGATAGGACCCCCTCAAAATACAAGTCTTACCTCTTACCTCTTACCTTTTTATTTTAACAACCATTTCTCCAAAATGAACTACCAGGAACTACCAAAAGTAAGCCTTACCAACTATTAAGTATTTAAATAAATTTTAATAAAAAATTTTATTAAAATTTATTACCTCTTATAACAACTAAATTAATTTATTCTTCAATATCTTCTTTAACTTCAAAAATTCGTTTAATACCAAACCAAACCTGATAACCCTTACCATTTATCTTTTTCAATTTATTATCAACATTATCGAATTTTTTACCTTTACAAAATTTCTTCAAATCAATCCCAAGTTTACGAATGCTGATCCCTAATTTAGTATCAGTAAGCCACTGTTCTAATTCTGAACTTCTAACATAATCGTCTGTATTATCAGTTATTTCGAAGTCAGTTTTAAATTTTTCAATTATATTATTTTCTGGTTGAAACCAATCTTGTTTTGCTTGTTTAACCGCATCAGGTTCAATTAAGTTTGGCGAAATATTATGATGATAATACTCCCTTATTAATAACCCTATAAAACATCTTTGAAACTTTAAAGTTTTCATTTCTTCGCCAAGATTATAATCTTTTTTAAGTTCATTTTCGTTTGCAGGTTCACCGTCAACAAACTGTTTATTATTATTAATAACTCTAACTCTATTATCTACCGCATTATCATATGGTTTTATTTTTGGAACATCATTCGCAAAGCAAATTGCTAGAAAATGTGTCATAAATTCTTGTTCGGATTTACAATGATTACGCCCTATTAATTTATCCCCACCAGATGAGATTTTTTTAATCATGTTACCATTTAACTCAGCAGTAGATTTCATTTCATTTGAGATAATAATTCTTTTGAATGATAATAACAAAGCCCATCGCATAAGTTGAGCCTCATCATTAGAAGTATTACGATACGCTAAATTTTCCGCATTAAATGAACCAGCATAATCCCCAAAAGATAATAAGATCGCGTTTGAAATTGTAGTTTTACCGCAATCGGTATCCCCAAGACAAAACAAAATTCGTTTCATCATATCACCAGCAAACGCCCTAGCAATATTAACCGCAAAATAATTTCCAACTTCTTCACCTAATGGGTCAGTAAAGAACCGTTTTTTAATTGAATTTATATAATCAACTTCTTCTTCTTCAAACGGAATAAAATCGTGATGAATCCGTCCCATAAAAACAATTTTAGGATTAAATCCGTCTTTCTTTTTATCATAAAATAAACCTTGTTTAAAATCATAATAACCATTATAAAATAATATTTTACCAAGACTAGATGACTGGTTTTGAGATATCCAATTATCATTTATATTCATAGTCTTTAATAAAGGAATTAATTTCATCATATTAGTAAGTGTATTACCATAAGATTTATGAGGACATTTAACCCATCTATCATACCCATCTTTACCATGTTTAAGTGTCATAGTATGTAAAAACTGTGAATGTTGCTTTATAATGTTTAAGTATGCGGTATCATTATTAACCCACATTCCTGTTGTATTATCAAAAACATATAATTCTCCATTACAAAAGACCCAATGAGGATATAATTCAAATAATTTATTAGCAGCTTCAGTATCATTATGAACCCCATCCATTAATCTAAAATTTTTATTAAGATTAACGCTTTTATTTGATGGTAAAATGTATGCATCTTTTCCGTCCATTAATTTTTCAGCATCATTTTTTAATTGATTTTCTATTAGTTCAGTTTCAGGAATCCCCATCTCTTCTAAAAATGATAAATCTATTTTCTCCGAAATAAAAGGAGTATATTCTATTTCAAAGCATTTTTCAATTGCTTTTTCTTCAAATGAAATAATAAACCCAGTCTGTTCTAAAACAACCTGATTAAGGATAGGTATCAATTCAGCAACCCCACCAAATTCAACCACACGAGAACTTAACAATTTATACCCATCATACTCATAAGTCAAAGTATTATTCTTAATAATCTCGGTAGAATCTCTTAAATATAAATATACAGATTCCATTATTCTCGTCTCGTATTCTTGTAAATAAAGTGAAAAGAATGACCCAATAACATTACCCTCTTTTTTATCAGTTTTCATTTTACGGCAGCACTCATACATTATAGGATTAGCCTTTTTAACAGTTTCAGCAATTGATTGAAGTTCCTTTTGAAAACTAATAATAAAATCAATCGCACCAACATCGCCCAAGTTTAATTCTTCTTTCCAACCGTAAAAGGTTCCAAAAAATGCTAATCTAATAAATAAACCCTTAGCATCATTTCGAGTAACATCATAAGCATCAATTACTTTTTGTAAAATTGTCTCTCTATCATTTATATATTGAGTAATAAATTCACATGGAATGTTATTGGATTGACAAATATTATAAACAATAGCAGGTTGAGCGTTTGATAAATCGATATCGCAATAGTTACCCTTTATTAATGAATTTCTTACTTTTTTAGATAGACAAGTTAAACCGAGCGACTTGTCAGGGAAAACCCTACCGTATCCGTGTCTTGGTTTTTTATATTGAACTTTAAAAACATTACTCTTTTTGTCGTATTTCTTTTTGTATTCTTCCAATTGTTGCTTTTCATTAGAATATAACTGCGAAGCAACTTTTTGAGAATAATTAGTTAAATCGTATTTATCTTGTAAAAGTTCAGATTTAATAAGAGCATCCAAGCAGTTAAAATCTACTTCTTCAGATAAAACTAATTTATCTAAAACAGAAACACGTTTTTCTAAAGTTAAAGAGATTTTGGGGAGGGAGGTTGTCATTTTCTATATATAGGGTTTAGATTTTATTTTTAAGTATTTTTTAATTTAATTAATATAATATAAGTATTTCAATTTATATTATATAGGTTTGGTTTTTCATAAACCGTTAATAATAATGAATTCAATTATATAAATCAATAAGAATCATTCTAAATAAAAGACACTCTTTTTTATAATGATAGCATCTTTTATTTGATAATCGAGCTATTTCTCTTACTTTATCAAGGTTTTTAAGTCTATAATTATAAATTGACTTTTTATTTTGTGCATATGGTCCGGACATTTCAATCTTTACTGTTATATTATATATAGATAATTATTTAAGTGATTTGTTTAATTCTATTATTTAGGATGAGGATTATTTGAGTTCATTTCAGATTCAAAATGATTAATCCAGTATAATTCACGTTTATTGGCTTCTTCTTTGTTTTTAAAATACTTAGTTTCAATTGGAACCATAGTCCAGTTTTTCCAACCCTTATGCTTTCGGATTAATTTATAAACTTCATAATTATAGCACTCGCTTTTTGGGGTGTGACAGTTAAATTTATGACGATGTTGTCTTGCCTTAAAATTAACAGTTGACCCAATATATGATATAGTTATTTTTTTGTCAACACAATAAATACGATAAAATGTAATTGGTTGTGTTTGATAATCAACATTCATATAGTATCTAAATATTTAATTATTTAAGTAAACGATTTTTTTTACGTTGTTCATTATATTTATCAGAATTTTTAACACGAGATTCTTTTATTTTATCGGCGTTGAGAATACGATATTGTTGTTTTGCTAATTTTATTTTGTCCGCATTATCAATTCTATATTGTTTATTTTGCTGAAGTCTTTTACTGTAATTATCAAT